GAAAGGGGCGTCGCGCCGGAGGTCTTGAAGAAACGCGCTTCAACACGGGGCAGGGGGGGTTCCGTCTACGGCCCCTTTTTTCTAAGTGGAACGCGGAGTGGAAAATCTTAACCTCCAAAAATAATTTTTCCATAGCGTGGAAAATTTTTCCATAGGAGTGGAAAACGGAGTCTGTTTTTCAACAGGGAAAATCCTAGAGTCTACAGGGTCTACAGACCGAAAAGTGGAAAAATGGAAAAAATATCTATAAAAAGTTCTATAAAGTCCAATCTCCCGGAAAGCCAGTAAAACCGTAGAGTAGTAGGTTTTTGTGGTGAGTGAATTTCCACTTTTCCATTTTGGGGCCCGAGCTCATCAATTTTGGTATATATAGATATGACCCCGAAAGGGGATATTGGTTTTAAAGGTTAAAGGTGCATTGGGGCTTCGGCCCCAGTGTAACTCCCCTACACTACACACTATGAGCAACTTACGACGCAAAGCCCGCAGCAAACCTTGGATTGCCAAGAAGCGCGGCAGGAATGTGCGCAAGAAGGACTCGGGTGAGCTAGTGAAGCCATACGCGAACAAGACACACTCTTCAGGGACACTTAATGTCTACAAATCCGCGCAGTGGCGAGCAACACGGGAGGCGGTCCTCAATCGGGACGGCGTCTGTCAGTGGTGCTTGCACCTCGCACGGATGACACCTGCCTCTGAAGCAGACCATATCATCCCTCTGGACCGTTGTGCGGAACACGGCGTTTCGCCCTACGACCAGACAAACATTGTTGGCTCATGCCGCTCATGTAATAGTAGAAGGGCTTCCTACGAAGCGAAAGGCGTCTTCTACGACAACTTTGACGACTGGGTCACATTCCTAAGAAAGAAATTAATTGACAAACTCAAATCATGAAAACTCTCGCAATCCCCACTGTCGGGTGGAGCGAAGCTGAATGTGAGACGTTCGAAGCTGACGTCGCACAGATAGCAACTGACTTCTACACCGACGTGCAGATTCTATACACCGCCGACCACTACGTAGAGGTTGACCTCGACGAGGACGACCCTGCCGTGGAATGGCTCATCTTAAATGTTGCACCTTGCGTGTAACCCAACAGAGGTAACTATGGCAAAGAAACAACTAACCACAGCTAAGGAGGAGACGCCCGCAATCAAGCGACCGGGCGTGCACTCTAAGAAGCGCACTTCCAAGCTCAAGAAGAGCAAGAACTACAAGAAGGCGTACAAAGGTCAGGGGCGATGAACAAGCAGCCCGTGACATGGTTCGTGGACGGGAAGGTCCCGACACGAAAGAACAAGTCTCCCGAGCATGACATACAGGTCGCGCTCGTGGGCTTGCTCGAATCTATTGAACCGACACCCCTCTACTCGGCAACGGTAGGAGGTGTCCGACTCGCGATACACACAGCGAAGAAGATGAAGGAGGCCGGCTACGCCAAGGGCATTCCAGACCTGCTCATCTTTGAACCACGCGGCATGTACAACGGGCTGGCCATCGAGGTCAAGACCGAGAAGGGCCGCGCCTCTGACGAGCAGAAGCAGTGGGCCATCGACCTCAACAACCGAGGCTGGCGTGCCGAAATCTGCAAGGGCTTCGAGGAATGCGCTGACGTCATCTGCGAGTACTTTGAACTATACAAGTAATGGCAAACATTCAAGCACCGGGCCGTCTGGCCGACACCATCCGTGAGACCTTCCGTCAACTGAAGCAGATGGTAGACGCACAGCACGCCGGCACACCTATCTCAGTCGGAGCTCGCTTGCAGGCGAACAACGACGAGGAGGTTATCATCACCCACTCGGGACACACCGTTCAGATGATGAGGGGCACAGCCGTGAAGCACAATCACAGCATGTCCGTTATCTGCTTCTCCAAGAGCTACGTCACTGCGGCACAACTGGCCGACGACGTGTTCGAGGCGTTCAGCATCGGCAACACGTTCACCTTTGACTTGCTCCCCGACGTGGAGTGCGTCTACATCCCCGAGGGACAAACTATGTACTACACAGACGAAGATGACTACGCTGTAGCCGTCGCGGTCCGTGCAGTCGTAACAGACAAAACTAATATCTAATGGCAAACAAATCCACCCTACTACAGTCTATGCGTGCTGCAACGTCTGAGGCCAAAGAGGAGGTTCAGAAGGTCGTCAACAATGACCTTACCAAAAACTCTCCGCTCAAGCCTATTGTCTCTCTTGACCAAGAGGGTGAGAAGATGTTCACCATGGTACTAGACTACCTGACCGACACGGGGCTCCTAGAGAGCGTCGATGTGGTCACCATCACCATGCTGGCGAAGAACCTCAGCATGTTCGTAATGCTCTCACGCGATATACAAACCATCGACGACATCGTTCAAGTTTACGAGAACGGGTCATCAAACGTGAGTGGCAAGATGACCGCCCTGTCCAAAGTGCAGGGTGAGGTCGCCAAGCTCAGTGCAAAGCTGGGCCTCTCTCCGATGGACCGCGCCCGTATGCTCGGGGCCGCTGTCAATGCTGCTGCTGCTAACACCAAGCAGGCAGACGGAGACGCAATCGACGGCCTTGTCGGTTGATTTGAGCAGGTTGAACCGCATGTGGGACTACGTCGATGGTGTCCTCGACGGTTCAATAGTCGCCGGTAAGTACATTAAGTTGGCTTACCAGCGATTCGTAGATGATTTAGGCAGAGCTGACAACGACGAGAGCTTCGAGTGGGTATTCAACCCCACCGAGGCTGCTCGCTACGTCCAATTTATCGAGGATGTCTGCGTTCACACCCGTGGGGAGTGGGCCGGGCGTCCTTTTATACTCTCACCTTGGCAGGTGGCGTTCATGGGCCAGCTTTTCGGCTGGGTGCACCGTGATGACGTCAAAAAGCGCCGTTTTACGACCGCACACTTCTTTGTGGCGCGTAAATCGGGCAAATCGCAGCTCGCAGCGGCCATTATCCTCGCAATGTCGGTCCTCGACGGCGATGGAGCGGGTCAGTTCGTGACTGCAGCCACCAAGAGAGACCAAGCGAAGGAGGTTTTCGACGAGATTCGCCGTTGTGTGCTCAAGTCTAAGCCCCTCCAGAAGCGCTTTCACGCGAACAGACAGGAGATTCACGGCCCTCGGGACGCTGTAATCCGCCCAATTAGCTCCGACGCCAACACCCTTGACGGACTTTCCCTCAATATCGGGTGTGTGGACGAGATGCACGCTATGAAGGACGGTGAATTGTACCGAGTACTGGCATCTTCCATGGGTTCGCGTAAATCTCCCCTCATGTTGGCGATTTCTACCGCTGGATTCGTAATGGACGGCGTTGCTACCGAGTTTGTACGTGGTGGCAAGGCAGTTTTGGACGGAACAGCCGAGAATGACAACCTTTTGTTCCTCATTTACGAGATTGACGAGGGTGACGACTGGGAAGACCCAGAAGCGTGGAAAAAGGCCAATGCGGGCCTCGGGGAGTCCATTTCCCTCGAATATCTCCAGAAACAGTACCAAAATGCCAAGTTGTACGGCGGTAGGAACATCACTGAGTTCCAAGTCAAGCACTGCAACCTGTTTGTGGGTGCGCAGGACATCTGGGTAGAGGACGAGATGTGGATGGACGAGCAGAACTGTCAGTTACCCTCAACAGGTAACGAGATAGACGAGAAGACGCAGAAGCCGATTGCCTACATGGGCCTCGACTTGGCTGCTACGGACGACGTCACCGCACTGGCTATCGCTACTGGCGACATCCACGAGGGCGTCGGGGTTGAGGTTCACTACTTCCTACCAGAACGCGCAGTTAAGCGCCGACAGGAGAAGGACGCGAACCACATCTACGCACGCATCCACGAGTACGAGAACGTCCACATCACCGAGGGCAACGTCACGGACTACAACGTCATCCGCCGATTCGTCAGCGGGCACTACGTTGAGGACGGGCGCGTCAAGTACGACCCGAACAACCTCGCCGAGAAGTACCACATCAAGGGCATCGCGTATGACAGGTGGAACAGCCTGTCGCTCATTCGCGACCTCGACGGTGACGGTATCATCTGCGACCCGTTCGGTCAGGGCTATGCATCCATGTCGTTTCCTTCAAAGGCGTGGGAACAGCTCGCTCTTGAGGGCAAGCTCTACCACGGTGGCGATGAGGTGCTGCGCTGGATGATGTCCAACGTCGTAATCAAGCCGGACCCCAGCGGCAACATCAAGGTCGACAAGTCCAAGTCGGGCGACAAGATTGATGGTGTTGTGGCAGGAATCATGGCTGTGGGCGAGATGCTCACCTTCGAGGAGGACGACACACCGGACTTCGAATTTTTCATGCAAGTTTTGGGCGGCTAAAAAACCGCCCGAGCTCATCATTTTTAGTATATATAAATATGTCACAGGAAAAGCAAAACATATTTCAACGGCTGTTCAGCCGAGGCGAACGACGCTCTGTCAACCCAGTCCCTACGTTCAGTACGGCGGCCAGTGGTTGGCTTGGCGCTATCCAGTCTCAGACGAACGTGACCGTTGGTTCAGATAGCCTACAGCTTGCAGCCGTGTACGCCTGCGTCGCCAAGATTAGCGACACAATCGCGTCCATGGACTTGCACGTTGAGAAAAAAGAAAAAGATGGTTCCAAGGAACCACTTTTTCAGCATCCCGCTTCGCGTCTACTTTCTGTAGAGCCTAACGCGCACATGGGAGCCTACGAGTTCTGGCAGATGATTATCAG